TCTGTTCCTAAAACAAATGACGTAGCAACACCCTCGCTGTCCAGTACAGTTACAGTGCCAATCGGAGCAAAACCCAATTTCAGCTTACCATCAACCACAGTCTTTGATTCAGCTGTGACAGCTGTGGTATGGTCAGCTTCACTGAAAACATTAACAACCAAAACCGCACCCGCGCCCTGTGCGAATATTGCATCCAAAGATTGGGGGATTGAAAAGCCTGGTACCTGTTTTCCAAATTGAGCGGCATCTCGTTCACCATTTACCATGATAATTTGATTTTTCTCTCCGGTAGGTGCAATTCCTACCAACCCAATAACACCCGATTTCACGATGTTTACAGGTTTAGTGCCATTTGTAACCTCTTGGGTTTCTACTCCATGCAGATAAGCCATTATTTCTTGATTTTATTAGTGGAAATTTCTTGTGTATTCTTTTGAGCTTTTTCAGAATCCAACCCTAAAACTTGAACTTCTATTTCTATAGGTTGGGTACTAATTTCTAATTCTTGTACTTCAGTCAATAACTGTTGTTTAACTAAGCTATCTACTAGTTCACTTCCCTCAGGAAGTTCATGTGGCCCACTTCCGTGTACCACATAATCTAGATTTTGATGAGTGAATGAGAGCGTTCCTAGTCCAGTGTAATTAAAATTCTTCATGCTGATGTGGTTTAGGTTTGATGGTATGTTACTTCTTGTAAATTTGCGCCAGTAGTATTATCGTTATCGGTTTCCTGCATTGACAACATTTTGGTTTTAAAGTATACCGCATACTGAAAAACATTGCCAGCCTTTTCTTGCATCTTAAATCCGGCATAAGAAAAGGCAGTCCCACTGTTAACAGTATAGCCGATCATATACTTTTTTATGAGACCAAGTAGGGCGTAAACTCCTAAGTTTTCTGATGATCCTCGTAAACTAATGCTTTGGATAAGAAATGCAAATGTTACTATCGTGTTTTGCAAGACTATGCTTGTCGACTTCATGTTTGCATCCGGTTCTTCGTCACTAAATGCAACGATGATTGTTTCTTTACCAAAAACCTTTTCGAAATCTACCTCCAATTCAGGTATTGGATTGACTTCAACCTTTGGATTATTAATTTTTCCAGAAAGGAATGAGGCAATTTCAGTTTCTAAATTTCCGAAGTGCATTATAAACGTATTAGTTGTGCAATCATTGTCTTACCATCATATTTAGAAGTGATTTTCATCACTCCATATTCCAATCCATTTACAGTAATCCTAATCTCATTCCCCGCATCTACCAAATCTCTAAGCCCAACGAAATCAAAACTTTTGTATTCAATCATACAGTTTCTGGGATCATATTCCTGGTCTAGAATTTTAGCAGTTTGACTAGCGTCTTTATACAGAACAGTAGCGGTTTGTAATTGCCCAATTGACGGTTGCCAGGTACTTAAATATCCCATCGTATTTGTAACGACGTTTAACATGGTATCCTGTAACCCGTCAAATAAGTTCACAATTAAATACCGTTAATCAACAACACCTTTGCAGTAGTGGCAGCAGATATTACAGCTTCAGCACACGCTCCAATAGCGGTATTATCGGTAGATGTTGTTGTAACTTTTTTAGCCGTACCATCCCAATAAACCTTTGCACCTTGTGCGATTGCTCCGGTTGCTTTTGTTAACTCAAAAACCCCTTCAAGTTCCACTGCTCCTGTTTCACCATCGGCAATGTCAGTTACAGCTATGCCAAATAGAACTCCGAAAATCACTAGGGAACCACTTGCAATTAATGATCCTGTACCATTTACATAGTCGATGATTCTGCCATTCTGTATTTTATTTTTCATTTTAAAAAATTTTAAAAAAGCCTGCCGTTTGACAGGCTTTAACATAAATTAAACCTAGACTTCAACCAAAAAGTACCCTATGCTCCAGCGTTTTTGTAAACGCCCCTATGTTCTTCAATAGTGGCTGCAAAATCTGTCCGCACTTTAATATTTAAATTGTCGGTATTGAAATCGACTTCTTGTTCAGTATATAAACCTTCTTGACCATTCAAGAATGCGTATTCTACAACTGGAATTGTAGCTGGGTCAGCGAACAAATACCACGCGGTAGCGTTTTCTAAAAACGGATCAACCAAAACATCAAATTTACCTTCAAATGGGTTTGCTTCGCCCGCAACAGTATTGTTGGTTTTAGCGTAAATCAATTGGTAAGCAAGTGTTTCTAATTCTGGCGGAACTACTAAAAAACGTGGTCGTACTAGTATTTTTTCACCAGTTAAGCCAGTTTGTCTACGCATCGCCAATCTAGCAGCCGTTAATGATGCAATACTTAACGCAGTTCCTGTTGCAGCTAAATTTTTATGTGATGCATGGAAAAGATTTACAGTATCAGCAAGCTTGCGACCACCACCGCTATTTGCAGTAAATAAGCCATACACAATTTCCGATTGTAACTCCATTGCGCCACGACCAAATAATTCTGTGTAGCGCATAAAAGCTCCAAGGTCATCATTAATGATAGCATGTCTAGTAATGCTAATCATTCGACCGTAAGTGTCAAGTTTGAAGCTGTCTCCAGTCTCTTCCATTTTCACTTCTTTGTATTCACCACCTTCAGCAATTTTTTTCAACTTGAAGTCACCACCAACACCAACGGTAGAAATAGCTTTAAAATCTGAGGCTGATCTCTTTCTGGCAAATTGTCGCCACTCCGGCGTCGCAGTTTCATATGCGGCTCTCAAAGCTCTATTTACAGTGTTTCCCAACATAAGTGGGTAATCAGAACTAGAAAGAGCTCTTTTGACCAACTCACCTTTACTCATTGTTCCTAACGATACCTGATGTCCTCTAGAATTAAGAGAGATTACAGCCATATCTAATAAGGAGGCGTGTCTAAGTTCCTTAGCTTTATCACTAACTAATTCGATATTTGGATTTGCTCTATGGCTAAGAACTTCTTCCAGTGCATTTCTGGTTTTTAAACCTTCTTCTTCGCCAACAACAGCAGCGGTTGCAGTTCTTGTAATTGAACCTTGATTAGCAACTAGCTTTTCGAGAATTAATGCTCTGGCCTGATCAATGGTGGAACCATTATCAATTAAACCTTTTTCAAACGCAGCATCAGTGATGTTGTGAGTTCTAACTGCCAATTGTATGTCCGCAATTCTAGTTCTTTCAGCTGTAGTTGCTGCAGTTGCCGCATTGCTGATCGCATTCTGATCTGCTTGAGATGTTTGGCTTTGAGTAGCAAGTTGGGTAGCAACCCTTTGCTGTTCAGCAGCAGCTGCCGCAGCCGCAATTTCTTCAGGTGTCATATTTCTTGTGTTAAAATTTGTGTCGTAAAAATTTGATTGTTGTTCTTGAGATCTCGTTCCGGCTTTATAATCAGCAGGCACAGAAAGAATCGATAATTCAGCAGGTTCCCAATCGGTAACCCTAACAGTTATTGAATTATTATCCTTATCTTCTGTAATATCAGTAGTGTGAATTGCGTAGCCAACAGATATATTTCTAGTGATTCCGTCAATAATATCTTGAACATATCCAGCAACTTCTTCTCTTTTCGATAAACGAATAATTGCTTTACATTGCTTGCTTTCGATCCAGGCTTTTTCAACCACTCCGATAATTGACCGAATTGAATAGGTAGAATGACTGTCTACAAGATTTGCGCCTGAATTAATTCTTTCTAAACGAACATTTTCTGGCTTACAGCTTAAGACTTCAGTATAATTAGTGCCATCCCAATTGCGACGTTTTACTTCTGCTTCAGTCGCAAAAACAACCTCAATGGTCCTGTCGGCTTCGTTGTAACTATCGGGAGTGATAGCTGCACGACTTGAAAGGGGAAGTTTTAACGTTTTAATCATGGCAGTAAAGATATTTTCAAACTGAAAGCATCAATAGCCGATGAATAGACTATGTGTCGACTTTATTCTTTGTCTTCTGGTGGAGTAACCACCTTGAACATTTTGTCGGCATCATATCTAGGATCGCTTTCCGGCATAACACCTGCATCATCAAATCGCTTTTTATCTTCGATCATTTGAGCCAAAATTTCGTCTGGATTGTACCCTAACTCTCTTACGGCATCTTGCCAGCTTCCTAAACCTGCACGTAAAGCCTTTATTTTAGCTTGAATTTCCTTCAATGGATCAATCATTTCCCTTCTAGGGGCTGTCCACGTTACAGACACTTCTGTCGTACCTAAAAGTCCAGCTAAATTTGCCGCCTCAACAAACCAAAGCCAAACTTTATCTAAAAACATAGGAACCACCATATTCCATTGCAAAATTTCAACTCCACGTTGAAACTCTAACCACCCCATTCGCCCACTACTAAAATTTACGCTGGATAGATCTCCAGAAAAACTTTCGTAGCTCATTCCCATGCCAGCAGCTTGTCCCTGTAGGCTTTGACGACTAAAATCTTTAAAACCGTCGGTTGAAGGTGGTGTTGAAAAAGTTATTGTTTCACCGGATGACAATCTCTCTATTACCCCAGGAGAAAGTCTTTCAATGCCAGAGCTATCGCTAGAATCTAAGCCGTCAGTTGCATCCGGTTTAGTGATAAATGCAGTGAAACACGCAGCAATTTTTTGTTTGATCAACTGAGCATCCTCAAATTCGTCAAA